AGAATGTTACTCTCTGGGGTCTTTTCTTTTTTGAAAAATGAAGTTCAGGTTTCTATGGACATTGTATCGGGCAGTTCCTGGACATGCAAGCAAATCAGATCATGGACGTTTTAATAGAGGCGAAACAGATGGTTCTCCGTCTCTGAGAATTGCGTAATCAACTTTTTCTCCCTTTTTCACGCCATAATCAGCTATAAATTCAGGACAAAATTCGTTAGTGTCAAACACATCGTATCCTAAAGCTTTAAACATCGGTACTATTAAAGCCATTTTTGTGGCTTCTTCTGTGACGTTTTTACTATCCTTAAGTTCCTGGGCTTTTGACGCAAGCGCTTTTAATCTTTCTTCCAAACTCATATCTGTTGTTCCTTTCTTAAACTACTGTGTGATATACGCCTACCAATAATCCTAAAATGTTGATCTCAGATGCATCTAAAATATCAGGTGAGTATTGATTGTTGCACGGCATGGCAACAATCATATTAGGTTCTTTAATAAATACTTTTCGTAGATAAACAAGATTTTCGCCTTTTTTAAGGACGGCATATATTTTCCCGTCAATGAAATCAAAATTCTTGCGCAGAAATGCTTTATCACCATCGTATATCTCTGCATCGATCATGCTATCCCCTCGAACAGAAACGCATATATCGGCCTTAATATCCTTGTCAACAAAAAAATAACCGTCATAGTTTTCTTCGCAAAATATGCCGTCACCACAGCAGATTTCACCTAAGATCGGTATGGGATAAGCAGCAGGCAAAGACAAATTATCAACGCCTTCATACTCGTTATTGGTTTCTTGATTATCCTGCCATCCCATTAAATATGCAGATGTTGTATTTAGAACTTTTGCAAATTCACCAACTTTAGAAAGCGGAAGATCAGTAATATTATGTTCGATTTTGTAAATGGATGTGCGAGAACGATACCCCATTCGTTCTGCCAATTCATCCATCGACATTCCTCTCTCGAGCCTTTTTTCTTTTATTCGTTCACCGGTTGTGCTCATTTGAGTTATCTCTCCTTTCTTAAATAGTGGTATGAGTATAGTCTATCACCGTGTTCTCTTTCACTCAACAAAAAAGTTAATTATTTTTACCAAAACTGTTGACTTTGTTCACCTGCAGTGTTAATGTAAAAGTGTTCACCGAGAGAGAACAGAGAGGAGGTGTGTTATGACGGATCTTGGTTTATTGAATGCGAAAATCCGCGAAAGCGGAATTAAACTCAATTGGATAGAAGAGGCGCTTGGGTTGTCATATATGGGGTTAAAGCGCAAACTTACTGGGGAAACGGAATTTAAAGTGTCAGAAGCGAACAAGATTGCTGAAGTGCTTAATTTATCAAAGGATGATTTCGATGCTATTTTTTGTGCTCATTAAGTTCACTAAAAGAGAACAAATGGAGGAGACATGAATACAGAGATAAGAACGTTTTCAAACGAGGAGTTCGGTAGTGTTAGAACGCTGACGATTGACGGCGAACCGTGGTTTATAGCACGCGATATTGCCGAAGCACTTGGATATGCAAAAGCTAGAAACGCAATTGCATCTCACGTAGATAGTGAAGATAAAAAGGATGCCCCGATTCAGGGCACCCCTGGCGGAACGCAGAATATGACAATCATTAATGAATCCGGAATGTACGCGTTGATATTAGGTAGTAAGTTGCCGACGGCGAAAAAATTCAAGCGCTGGGTGACGGCGGAAGTGCTTCCGTCGATCAGGAAGACGGGCACTTATGACATCCACAAAGACTCCTACATGATTGCAGATCCGGTGGAGAGAGCGAAGAAGTGGATTGAAGAGGAGACCGTCAGGAAAGAACAGGCGCAGCAGATCGAGGCGATGAAGCCGAAGGCGCTGTTTGCTGATTCCGTCACAGCAAGCGATTCGACCATCCTGGTCGGCGAGTTAGCTAAGGTCCTAAAAGGAAACGGCGTTAACATCGGCCAGAACAGACTTTTTGTCTGGATGCGTGAAAACGGATACCTGATCAACCGTAAGGGCAGTGACTGGAATATGCCGACGCAGAAGGCGATGGAGTTGGGGCTGTTCAAGGTCAAGGAGACCGTGATCAACCATTCAGACGGGAGCATTTCAATTTCAAAGACCGTAAAGGTGACTGGCAAGGGTCAGTTGTATTTTGTCAACAAATTCTTGCAGGCAAAATCAGTCCAGCGGCTGGCGTAAGACAGCGTAGTAAAGGAGAGTGATGGCCATGCTTAAATCCGATTTAGTCGCTGCACTCCGGAAAGCCTCCGGAGGGGCAGAGTTTATCAGTCAAAAGGAACTGGCTCAGGTGCTGGGTTTTAAGGATCCGCACAGGATCAGAGAGATCGTCCAGGGCGTCAGCCGGGTGGGCAAAAGGTATTACCTTCCGGAAGTCGCCGGAAGAATCATGCAGGAGGTGGAGAGATGAGATTAATCGATGCAGATGAGCTGATAGCAGAGCTGAACAAAGATTTTATTCTTAGAACAAATTCGGACATTCGGCAGAAATGGAGGTATGACGAAGCAGCAATATTCATCGACAAGTTTGCAGCAAAATGCCAAGTTGAAGCCATTCCGATAACGTTCATTCGAAAGATGTCATCGAATGAAGATGTCGATAACCTTCTCGAATTATGGCAGGCACGATGCAACAGAGGGCTGTCAGATTCTGAGATCTCCACTCATTGTCTGTATCAGCATTATGTTGAGTTTTTCAGGCAGAGCGCGACAGGAGCACAAGCAGACTGGAGCAAAGCTTGTTCATTTTGCAAATTAGCCTTAAAAGAATGCAGCCCACTTTCAACTGGCAGCGAACTGGTCGAATCGAATATTCCACCGGGGATTCATTTCACACATTGTGCTGACCGCCTGATGCAAAGGAATACACATTCAGCCGTCGACGACTTATCCGACAAGGTTGTTCGGAAGATTACTGAAGGTCTTCAGGAAGTGGAATAAGGAGAAACAAAAATGAGAGATTACGAAGATATGAAGCTGACTCCGGAGGATGACATGAGCATCGAGGAGTGGTTGAGAGAAAGAGCGGAAAAAGACACCTACGAAGAGAAGAAGTGGTATGTAGAGAGACTTCTGGAACCGGTCATGCAGGCATCTTATCTGGATATCCAGGGCCTGACCTACGAGAAGAAAGCCGGCACAGAGGTAGTCACCATCCATTATGTCGGAGGGCACAAGGATCGGATCAATGTGACATGCAACAGCCTGTCAGCGATCCTGCTGGAAGTTGTCCGGCAGGCGGTATCGCACGATGCGGTCGGATATATCCCGCCGGAGAGATAGGAGACAGTCATGATGAAGATCGGTGGAAAACATTACAGACTGACCAAAAACAGAAAGACGCTGCTGCATAACCTGCTCCTTGGAGCAGTCACAACAGCGCTTGGAATCTGGTGCCTCCATGCGATGTGGATCGCATTTTTATACGGTCCGCAGTGGTAACGTTTCCGTCCCCTCACGGGGAATTTGAATCTAAATTGGGCTTTAAGGATCCGCACCGGATCAGAGAGATCGTGTTTCCGTCCCCTTGCGGGGAGATGAATCTAAATTGACAAAAACATGTTCTGAAGGCAATCATCGCGGACAGTTTTCCGTCCCTGCACAGGGGCACAGGAACACCATATCACGGAGGCAGACAAAAAGTAAAGATGAGAGGAAGAAGGCATGAAGAAATGGATCGCAGCAGGAATGATCGCTGCAGTTCTGGCCGGCACATATCCGGTCCAGGTGACAGCAGAAACCACCATCACATATCCGAGATACCCGCAGGAGGCGGCACATCAGATATACGCAAATAAACATAAGATCACACCGAATCCAAAACCGAAGGCGTATGTAAACGTTCCCGTTTATACGGCAGGGGAAGTAAAAAAATACGAGGACTTCCGGTGTATCACAGATGCCACGTCTAAAGCATATAAGACGGTACAAAAATCTACCGTCTGTGCGGACGGAACCTTAAAAATCGGTGACCGGAGTCTGGTGGCCGTAGGTACAAACATTGGCAGAGTTGGTCAGAAAATTGACTTTGTTCTGCAGGATGCAGAAGGACAAAAACATGTCTTGAAAGCAATCATCGCAGACAGCAAGCGTACCGATGACACGAAGAACCGCGCCAATTACTGCGGGTGGGACGGTCACCTGATCGAGGCGATCGTCTGCACAGAAGCGCTGCCGGCAAAGTCCAGGCAGATGGGGGATCTCAGTTATAACGCCGGATGGGCCGGCAGAATCGTTGAAATCAGGAGGGTGAAATGACAGACAGAGAGTTTTTAATGACGCTGCATGACCGGTGCATAGAGCTTGCCGATGAAGCAGAGGTCAGAAGCAAAGAAGACGCCGACAACGGCGATGAAATCCGGTCCTACGTCGGATGTGGATTGCAGTCAGCATTTATCTATATCCAGCATGAGATCAATGCGCATCTCGAGGGAGAAGGAAGCCGCTATGCGTCTTAGAAGGGCAAAGAAAAAGGACTCCCGAAGGAGCCCGTACATAAATACAAATACACGGTACGGCAGATGCGTACGGATGTCAAGACTGGTGATTTTGCTGATCATCATCCTGACGGATCTGACGCTGGTGGTTGATCACTGCATCCGGAGCGATGCGGAGAATCTGGTGATTAACCTGCTGGCAATCCTGGCGCAGGCTGTCGGGTAAAGAGAGGAGCACCATCAACATGCAGAAAGATACAGAAGCCGTGATCCAGGTATTTGAATGGGTCAAAGAGAAAATGTGTGAGGAGTACTGCAAGTGGCCGGGCCTGTATAGGGGCGATGAAAACGCGTTTGACCGTCTGCTGGACGAGCGGTGCGCACACTGTCCGCTGAACAGGCTGTAAGGAGGCACAGGCACCATGAAGAAACTGGTAAACGTAACCACGCTCACTCACAAGGAGTGGCTGGAATGGAGAAAGAAAGGCATCGGCGGATCAGACGCAGGGGCAATCTGCGGGATGAATAAATACCGCTCTCCGATTGCTGTTTACTTAGACAAAACAGCGGACGAAGTTGTTGAAAAACCAATGAACGAAGCCATGAGGCTAGGGCATGATTTCGAAGATTATGTCAAGACGCGGTGGATGGAAGAGACCGGAAAGAAAGCGGTCCGGGAAAACTACATGCTGCAGCACGACGACTACCCTTGGATGCTCGCTGACATCGACCGGAGAGTGGTCGGAGAGAACGCCGGGCTGGAGTGCAAGACCTGCAGTCCCTATGCCGCAGGAAAGTGGGAGAACGACGGTATTCCGCAGGAATATGTCATCCAGTGCCTGCACTATATGGCGGTCACTGGTGCAGACCGGTGGTACCTTGCGTGTCTGATTTATCAGCAGGGCATGCAGTACCGCGTCATCGAAAGAGATGAGGACGCCATCAACGCTCTCATCCAGGTAGAAAAAGACTTCTGGCTGAACAAAGTCATGAAGCATCAGATGCCGGCGCCAGATGGATCTGCAGCAGCAGATGATGCGCTGGCTGCTGCGTACTCAAAATCCAATCCGGATATTGAAGCAGTGGATATCACAGACATCACTCTGGACCGGTATGACGAAATAAACGCCTTAATCGACGATTTAAGCGCCGAAAAGAAGCTGATCGAGCAATCGATCAAAACTGAGATGAAAAACTCTGAGAAGGCGTTTTTGGGCGATAGAGCGATATCGTGGAAGTCCTATCAGGGCAGAGAAAGCATCGACACCAAAAAGTTCAAGAAAGATCATCCGGATCTTTTTGAAGAATACAAGAAAGTCGGCAAGCCGTACAGACGGTTCACCATCAGTAAAGCGCCGGGGGCGTAGGAGGCAGAAGTATGACAGCAGAAGAGTTGAAAATCTATTGCCTGTATCAGCATATGACGGAGTTTCACCGGCAGTGTGTCGCCGGTGAAGAGGCAGATTGGGGCAAGCCGTGTGCATCATGCAGACTTGCCCTCAAAGAATGCCGTTTTGATTGGTTTGGAAACGTTAATAGCGGCATTCCAGATGGATTACGGTTTCAGATGGTTTACAAAAAACAAGGAGGAACAAAATGACAACAGCACAGGAAACAATGAACAGTCTGCAGAGCAGGGCAAATAACGCGGTTTCAGGAGGAACCAAAAAGCAGCCGCAGAACATCATGCAGTGGGTGCAGGTGATGAAACCTCAGATCGCTAAGGCTCTGCCGTCTGTGATCACACCGGAGAGATTCACACGCATCGCCATGACGGCGGTGTCCAGCGATCCGAAACTTGCAGAGTGCACGCCGCAGTCCTTCTGCGGAGCTCTGATGAATGCGGCTCAGTTGGGTCTCGAACCGAACACACCGCTTGGACAGGCGTATCTCATCCCGTACAGAAACCACGGGACGATGGAGGCCAGCTTCCAAATTGGCTACAAGGGCCTTATTGACCTTGCTCACCGGTCCGGAGAATTCAAGAACATTACCGCTCATGAAGTTTGTCAGAATGACGAGTTCGAGTACGAATACGGGCTCGAACCGAAGCTGACGCATAAACCGGCACTGCAGGACCGCGGCCCGGTGATCGCATACTACGCAGTCTACACGCTCACGAACGGCGGCTATGAGTTCATCGTGATGAGCAAGGAGGACGTTGAAAAGCACGCGAGAAGATTCTCGAAGAGCTATAACAACGGGCCGTGGAGAACGAACTTTGACGAGATGGCCAAAAAGACCGCGATCAAAAAGCTGCTGAAGTATGCGCCGATCTCTACAGAGTTTGTCCGTCAGACCGTAACCGATGAATCCACCATCAACGCAGTGCCTGGCGACAACGGCATGGAGCTGCACCAGGAAGACTTTATCAATCTCTCCGACAGTGACGTAGAAGTGACCGAAGAATCCGAAACTCCGGAGGCGGATCCGGAAACCGGGGAGGTCAAGTAATGCGGATCCTTGCAATTGATCCAGGCAATCTGTATTCCGCGTACTGTCTGATCGATACAGACACCATGAAACCGCTGCAGTTTGACAAAACAGAGAATGCGATAGTCCGTGCTGCTCTGGAGCAGAAGGAGCGGTATGACAAGGCGGTGATCGAAATGATCGGACACTACGGAACAGGGATGCCGGCAGGAAAGAGCGTATTTGACACCTGCGTCTGGATCGGGCGCTTTATGGAGACCGCAGAAAGGACAGGACGCACCATCGATTTACTGATGCGCCGGGAAGAGAAGCTGGATCTCTGCGGATCCATGAAGGCCAAAGACAGCAACATTGTGCAGGCGCTGATCGACCGGTTTGCGCCTAACACAGCGAACAGAGGGAAAGGCCGGAAGAATCAGCCTGGCTGGTTCTACGGTTTCCACGCCGATATCTGGCAGGCTTATGCCGTCGGCGTCACATATATCGACAAAATCAGCGGGAGGAGGTGACCTGAGTGAGCAGCAGAAAGGCAGAGCGGAGGTCTCTTAACCTAACACGCAAATTTACACACAACACACAAAAACCTCTGCTCTGCTTTTGCCTGCAACTTGCAGAGGGGAATGCACGAGCAGGAGAGAAGGTGGGAGCATGAGCGGCAGTGAAGGCTGGATCAAGCTCTATCGGTCGACGCTGAAAAACGAGGTTGTGATGAAAGACGCTGCGCATCTTGCTGTTTGGGTTTGGCTTCTGCTCCATACGCAGAACAAAAAACGCACGATTCAGCTTGACGGTCGCGATATCGATGTGTTTCCCGGTGAGTTTGTTGCAAAGCAATCTGACATTGCAGAGGATTTAGGTATATCCCGTGCGAAATTAATTCGAGTCATTTCGGACTTCAAAGAGTCCGGACAGGTGCAGACATTTGCGAGCAACAGGTGGACAAGATACAAAATCGTGAATTGGGCTAAATTCCAATGGGTTCAGCGATCGGACGGCAGGGGTGAACATCAGAACGCGAAAATCGAACATCAAAACGGACATCAAAATGAACATCAGAAAAAACGCTGTAAGCAAGTAGTTACAACTGATTCAGAGTTCGCAAAATCGCAAAGTGAACAGCAGATCGGACATCAGATTGAACATCAAAACGCAAAAATCGAACAACCTACATCTATATACGAAGAATATACGAAGAATAATAACGAAGAACGCGCGCGTGCGCGCGAGGATTTTTCTGGTAACAGGAAGGAGGATTCTCATGAGGTCGATGAGAGAGATTCAGGCCGAGATCGCTGGAGTGAAGGACAAGAGCCAGATGATCTCTCGCTCTATGACGTCTGTTAGTCTTTCGGATCAGAAATTCTGCCCTTTCTGCGGAAAGGAGCAGACTCCATCGAAGTTCCGTGGGCGTTATCTCATCTGCAAGTGTGATGAGGCGCAGGAATATCTCAGGAAACTGAACGAGCTGAAGACACTGAGTGATCAGCTGGAGAATCTGCAGACGGAAGCGGACAACTACGCAGCCAGATCAAAAAGGCTGTGGGAAGAGTCCGATGTTGGTGACAGGTACAAAAATGCCAGGCTGGAAAACTTTAACGCCGCAGGCTATGAACAGCAGTTTGAGAGAATCGTGCAGTATGCGGCAGGGTTCGACAAAAACAAGGGGCATGGGCTGATCCTGATGGGACCGTGTGGTACGGGAAAGACGTATCTTGCTGCGGCGATTGCTCACCATGTGATTGAGCATTTTGGAATGTCCGTCTGGTTCAAAACATGGGCAGAGATGCTGCTGGAGATTCGCAGTACGTTTGACGGATCCGGAAACACAGGGGACGTAATCAAAAAGTTTTTGGAGGTTGATCTTCTGGTTATTGACGATCTTGGGAAAGACAAGGTCAGCGACTGGACGCAGGAGCAGATGTACACCATCATCAACGGCCGGTACCGGAAATGCAGACCGGTAATCATTACGACAAACTACAACATGCCGACGCTGATGCAGAGGGTTGATCCTGCCGTTCTCAGCCGGCTGAAAGAGTCATGCACGACAATTCGAATGGTTGGACCGGATTACAGGTTGAGGAAGGAGGCAGTGTAATGCTTAGAGCAGGAAGAGGCCAGGACGGCGGAAAGCGGTACTACGTAACCGAAAAGCAGCTGAGGCAGATGGTTGACCGCAGGGTGAAAGAAACTCTGGAGGGACGGCTGCAGATGGAGAAGCAGAAGACGTTGAACGAGATGACCGTCGTGATGGCCGAGGTTCCGATTTATGCCGTGCTGGAACACTTCAGAGATATCCGGCTTCGGGAGAAGGACGGGAAAACCAGAGCTGAGGTGCTTACGGAAATCATCCTGGAAGACTGCCTGTGCGTTATGGACGACTATGTTTCTCTGAAGGAGATCAGCGACACGATCAAGTCAAAATACAAAGTCGATGTGGATAAGTTCCGGAGGAAGATGCGCCGTCCGGGATGGAAGGTAAGAGAACTTAGACACGCAGATGCCCGTACAGCGTCCAAAAATATGGTTTAAATCGATTTAAATATAACTTGCGACGGATTAATCATTTAAAAATAAAAATCGCTTAGAAACGAAAATAGAGGTGCTGAGAATGAAAAGTGAGGATGAGCGAATTGTGTCATGCCCGTACTGCGGTTATGACTGGGCTGTAATCCGGATCGCCGGTGTTGAGTACATCGATCACAAACCACGCAAGGTTTTTGGGTTTCGATGCGAGCACTGCGGAAGACATGGGCTGCACAGAGAACGCACCATCGATCAGGTTTACAAGCAGGTCAGTCTGCAGGCGATAGAAAATAATCGAGATAAGATTCTGAAAAATAATTTGTAAGGAGATGATATTTATGAATAACGTAGTGCTGATTGGACGGCTGACAAAAGACCCGCAGCTCCGTTATACATCCGGAAACAACACCGCAGTTGCAAGCTTCACGCTTGCGATTGACCGTCCGGTAAAACAGGGAGAACAGAAACAGGCTGACTTTCCGAGGGTTATTGTATTCGGACGTCAGGCAGAAAGCTGTGAGAAGTATCTGGAAAAAGGTATGCGCGTCGGGGTCAGCGGACGCATTCAGACCGGAAGTTATCAGAATCGAAATGGTGACACGGTTTATACGACGGATGTCGTCGCAAACCGCGTGGAATTCCTGGAGTGGAAAGATCAGGTACTGAACAATGCCAATCAGGTCCCAAATCAGGTACCGCAGGTACAGAATCAGGTACCGAGCTACAGTCAGGATCCGCAGGGATATTACAACTCAACCTATCAGAGCCAGCCGCAGAATACGCAGTCAGCTCAGGCGCAGCAGACGATGATGCAGGCACCATCACCGGATCCGGCAGAGGAATTTGAAGCAATCGATGAAGATGTACCGTTTTAGGGAGGCAGAAACATGTATTTTGGAAAACCAATACCTCAATGGATCACAGAACATAAAGATGACACGATCACGCTCGGAGAAATCGTAGATGCCTGCGAAAGGTCGAGAAGGGTTTCAGAGAGGCTCAGGGAGAAGGCTTATGAATACGATAAAGACGGGAACATGCTGACAGCCTACGCTTATTTCGCAGACAGAGCGGAGCGCAGCGACGAACCGCTTAATTTGGCACTCAGCATTCTGGGTGAACGGTATGGCTATCCCGATGATGTACCGGAAGAGGAGGAGAAGTGATGAATTCCATATATGGCGCGCAGCGTTCAGATTTCAGAAGGGGGAAGAAGCTGGTGCTTGAATTGATGTACAAAGAAAGTGATCGCGAGACGATCAAAAAAGCCCTGGACCTGTTAAGCAGCGTAGAGGGATGCAGCGAAGATGAGTGCGCCGGTGTACTGCGGTTTATGTTCGCAGAAGGCTGGATGAAAAAAGAGGACAAAAATGAAGACGAAAAATAGTAGCCCTTTCTCAAACGGCATGGAATATGAGTATTTCCAGGAATGCTGGTGCGGAACTTGCACACATTTGAAATTGAGAGACGACGGATTCCCTGAGCTGCCGGAAAATGACGGATGCCCAATTCTGGATGCTATGGAGCTTGCAAGAATTGACAGAGTCTATTGGCCGGAGAAAGAAGTTGTTGAGGAATGGGACGATGATGGAAATATCAGCTTTTGGCACAAATGTACCGGATACAAAAAGAAGACTGATAGACGCTAATCGGCTAGAAAACTTCTGCGCTGATATGGTTTTTGGCACTGAATTTTGTGCGATGCATGAGAATGACGTGAAACTCAAAGCACGTTACGAAATGGAAATTGACGCATGGGAGACGATAGAAAACCATATAAAGCAAGAGCCCACTTTTATGCAGTGGATAAGTGTAAACGACAGAAAACCGAAGGTAAACGAACCAGTTTTAATAGCTTTATACGGCGAGGTTTTTGAAGGGTTTTATGCAGGCCGTGAAGTTTGGTGCGAAGGCACAGAAGATGCTTATTTCGAAATAGATGACCCTGAAGCATGGATGCCAATGCCAGATCCGCCAGAGATGGAGTAGCAGAAATGACACGGGAAGACGAAAAGTTGGAAACCCTGATTCTCCGGTACATGGAGAAGCACGGCGGGAAAAAAGGCAGCCTATGGACATTAGCCCGGCAGTGCTATTCCGTAGGCTACCAGGCAAGAAAAAGAAAAGAGGGAAGAAAATGATTGCAGACGGAAAGAAAATTGTAGAGAAGAATTTATCAGGAACACCAGAGTGTTACGAAGACGCATTGATGTATTTGTATGCGTACCAGAACGGCACAGACAAAAGACCGCCGCACAACTTTGATTTTACTGATGGATTAGCAGCAATATTTGAGGATGCTCTGAAAGCGCAGATACACGAAGACAAGATGGTCGAAGCGATGAGTGATATCAGCGCTATTGACGATCCGCTTGAGCCGATGAAAGTGTTTTTTGCGCTGAGGAGCGAGCTGATGAAATACGACCTGAGAAAACAGAAAGACCCTGAAAGCATTAGTCCTCTGGATATCACCATCATTAAAGTTTTGGCCGATTGGCTGGAATTACACGGATATGGAGTTAAGGAGGAGCGGTAATGTCACAGATTAATTACGACAAAATCAAAGATAGATATGGCAATGCGCTGAAAAAACCAGACGATAAGCCGACATTAGAGCAGTCGATATTTGCATGGGCGGTGGTCAATGAGTTGATAGAACTGGGATATTGTCACAATTTCCAGTGCTCTGATTCGTGGGTTAGAGATTATATCTATGATGTGTCTGCAATCATCGACAAAGCGAACGAAATAATCGAGGTTGGCAGTCAGGAGGAACGCAATGACGATCATGGATTATTTTAAAGAGAAGCCGGAAAGGGCGACGATATATTTGATTAAGCGCGGGTGCGGCCATGTGAGCGAGTTTGAAACCGAAGAGGGTAAAACCATAGAAGAGAGCATAGAGGATTATCTGTGCTATGTAGGATTGTGTGTGTTTTGCCCGGCAAGACCATGCGATGATGTATGCGAAGATCGTTTGAAAAAGTGGTTAAACCTTCCGGCGGATGAGTTGGGAAAATGGACATACGGAGAATACGCTAACTCCATAGATGACCTTGATCAGGAAGATCGTGAAGCAGTGAAGAAGATCTTGAAAGATGCGACAAATGACGCGGTGCACCATCCGAATCATTACCAGATTGCTGACGGAGTTGAGGTTATCGATGTTATCAAACACATTCTAATGCGCTCAGAGTTTACCGGATTTCAGGGGTACTGCCTGGGGAATGTCGTGAAGTACATTTTGCGTGCAGACTTGAAAAACGGAAGAGAAGATTATCAGAAAGCGCAGGAATATCTGGGCTGGCTGATTCAGGATATGTCGGAAGATACAAGGGAGTGGAAGTGCTATGACAAAAGAAACGATTAATGCGATCAAGAGAATGCACAAACAGAACAGCGAGGGTGTCACCATCAGAATCAAGACATTCGGAGAAGGTTATCTTCCGG